TTAGAACTTGATACTGCCAAGAATGGTTACATCCTCCTGGTTCAGGACGCAGAGCCAAACTTCGATATAAATGGCAACTCTCCGGCAACTCCGGATGGTTGGATTCCGGTAAGCGAAAGGATGCCGGAACCTTATGAATACGTTCTTGTAACTGATGGTTTTGATGGCTGTGAGGTTATGCGTGTTAATACAGATGGCTACTGGGGGCCAGCAAAGAGTTTATATCCAGGTAGTATTACCCACTGGATGCCACTGCCAGCAGCACCGCAGCAGGAGGTTAATCGTGGCTAACCTGCAACTAGCCGTTAAAGGTGAATACTTCGATGCCATCATTCGCGGAGAGAAAACGGAAGAGTATCGCCTGTGTAATGACTACTGGAATAAGCGAATTATGTTCAGGGATTATGACCGACTGATTATCACAAAGGGATATCCGAAGCGCGACGACTCCAGTCGTAGAATTGACGTCCCGTATGACGGATATGAAATCAAGACAATCACACATCCCCACTTCGGCGATAAACCGGTAAAGGTATACGCGATAAAGGTAAATATTGATGGCTAAATCAGCAGCAGAGCGCAAAGCCGCTCAGA